ATAAATTAAAACGCACTTATTTTAATTTATAATTTTTATTTGCTTTTTTACTTGCTTTAGCTTCAGCTTTAATTTCTCTAATTTCTTTTGGAGAAAAAGAATCTTTCCAACTTACACCTGCTGCTTCTGGTGATAGTGGATTTAGATCTTTAAGTTTATTATAGCTTTTATCTGCCCAATTGTATTTTCCCATATCTAAGGTTTAGCAATAGTATAATAAAATTAAAACGCACATTACCTGCCTTGTCCCTTATATCTCACTTGTTTCTTCTGTCTTCTCTCGGATTTGTTTTCAGACTTCTTGTGAATACCAATCCTTTTCTTTGGCTTTTCCCTTGGGATAAAATGAGTAAACTTTTGTTTTGCCATATCTAATTAGTTAACGAACTTGATGCCGAACCTTTCCAATGTAAAAATATTTGTTCCAGGTCTTTGGAAAGCTTTTTTTAACTTCTGTTGTGTGTGGTAGTCCACTAGTCATCTGACTCGATGCTATTTTTGCCCCCACCCCCTCCTGGAGAGCTGTGGTCAAATCCCTCTGCTGTACCGACATCTAACTTAAGTCGATATTTATTTTTATATCGCCCTGTATACTATGACTCACTCTGTCTGGTGATCTTAGTCCTACTCTGTCTAGGATATCTCGTGATGCTTCTAGCTGAACGTACTCACTCCTAGCCCCTGATGATAGCTCTATCATCTTTCTACTCGCTACTACTGCACCCATGCCAAGAGTATCTGCAATCCTTTGATTCATATAACTCTGTACCTTGGGTAAACGTAGTGTGCGAGAAGCACTTATTCTCCCTGCTTCCTTGCTTCCATTCGTTGAATATCCTGCCTTTTCTGATGCTTCCTTAATACTACACCCTGTAGCTACGATGGTATCTACTAAAGCCTTCTGTTTCTCTGTTAGGTTATCACTCATTAGTTTGCTTTGTATTCGTTTTTTTTATTCTGCCCTATCCATTCGTATGGTTTAGATTAGGCTCAATCAACTCACAACGCACACAAACTATTCGGCAGCACACAAGAATGAATTGCCAAAGACAATCCTATTAATCCCATACGCAATTTTCTCTCTTGGGTATGACTCCTATGGTCGTCATCCCTATTCGCTATAGATTCGCCTGACAGTTGGTAAACCAACTTCTAGGCATCATCTCTCGCTATTGGCAAGAAAGAGAAACCCTGCGTTACTCGAAAATGCTAAACGCATTTTTCTGCGTTACTCGTATTGCTATGGGCCCCTCACACACACGGGGTGGTCGGTGCTTGTATCATCGAGTTTGCCTAAATATACATTGCAGATCTCTGTGTCGCAGGGATAAACCCTGCACGACTCGTTGACTCGCTTTGCTCGGACTCGTCTTACACAGGATCGCAAGTGACATTTAGTTTACCTCGTGATGACTGCACCCCTTACCCCGTAAGTGACAGCTAGTTGGGTAATTAATTAACTTAAACTTAGGAGATGTTATGGACGTGAATGATATGATTGATTATTTTGAAATCAAGTTAGATGAGAGTGGTAAAAAAAGAGTTGTTGAGTTGTCTGCTCTTAGAGATGAAGCTGAGATGAAAGGTGACACTAGTAAGTTAGCTTTGATCGATAGTGAGTTAAATACAATATATGGGGAGTTATAGTATGAAAGATAAAACGATAGCAATATTGAAAGTATTATTAATTAGTACGTTAACTATATTAGGCTTTTATTCTGGTTTTATATTAGCCTTTATTTTATCGCCGATAATAATAGCAGGAATCGTTTGGTTTGCTGTTTCAATTAACAATAACAAAAAGGAAGTGTAAATATGACTATGTTAAAAAGCGAAGTATATGAAGATTATTCAGATAATAGAATAGCTAATATGGAATTAGTATTAGATGAGTCTGAGCAATCTATTAAAGACGGAGTTCTATCTATGGTTAAAGCAGTTATTGCACCTTATATTGATAATAAGGATTGGTCTATGATTGCTGAATGGAATTTCGATAGTATGTATGGAGGTGCATTTAGACATCTTGATATGTGTCAACAATCGTTTGAAAAGACTAAAGACGATACAGCTAAAGCTATAAGAAATGATCAAGGTAATGAGATATCTAAGAACATATTAGATAGATTATTATTTAGATCAGAAGCACAAGTGTTAAATATAAGACGTGCTAAGACTATAGTAAAGGCTTATGAAGATGCTTATAAAGAGGTGTATGGCGAAAAGTATACACCAAAAGCATTAAGAGTTAAAAAGGCTACTGCTAAAGACAAAGTTGTAGCAGAATGTATTAACTTTACAAAAGAGAGATTAGCTAAATTACAAGCTAAATCGTAAATAATTTAAGCCCTGTACTTGTAATGAGTATGGGGCTTTTTTTATCGTGATCGGCAAGGTGTTGTTGGTGCTGCCGAATGGATTACTGGTTACATATTATGAGCAATCTTTTAAATAAGAAATATAAAATCTTTAAATGTATGTAACCTGTTGTCCCTACTAAATGTGCGTAGCGATAAGTATCAATCAATAATAACTTAAAAATGAAAGAGGTATGAATGTTAAACGTAATGAAAAACTGGTTAATCAATGTTGCTGCTGTATTTGTATGGAAAGCAATAATGTTACCAATTAGAATCGTTCTAGGTTGTGTATTTGCTATCAGCAAACATATGCCAGAAAAAGTACAAGTTCCTTACACAATTGTTAAGAAACAAGACAAGCCATCTGCAGGTATGTGGTCGTGAAGTGGAAAGATCAAAGAATAGCTGAAATGAACAAACAGATTGCTGAAAAATCTTACAAACACAATATGTTTTTAGATGAGTATTTATGTATTTGTGGCAGCGATTGTAAAGATTATGAAACCTTTAAACAACAATGGGAGAATAGACATGGACTCAAGAGAGCTTAAAACTAGATTATTAGAATTACAATATGCCTATGGTGATTGTAAAATTGACACTAGAAAGTTTATCGATGGTTTAGAAGACCTTGGTATTACTAATCCAGGCGAAGTAGCAGCTCATTTATCTTATGTAGAAGAAATGAGATTTGAATCTAAAGACGATCAAGCAAAAACAGTAACATTAAATTAGGAGAGTTATGGGACTAGATCAGTATTTACAAAAAAGAAATACAGAAACAATAGGTACTTGGAGAAAACATAACAGACTTCAAGGATGGATGGAAAATCTATATGTAAGCAAAGGTGGAATGGATGTATTTAATTGTAAAGATCTTACATTAACAACTGAAGATATAGATAATTTAGAAAAAGTTATAAAATCTAAAAGCTTACCTAAAACAGAGGGTTTTTTTTTCGGTAATGATAGCTATGGCGATTATACAGAAGAAGAAAAACAATACGATTTGCAAATGATTGCAGATGCAAAACGAGCCATCGATGATGGTTATGAAATTGTTTATAGCTGTTGGTGGTAATGATTAGTGTTTATTGCATCATATTTAAACCAGAAAAAACTTGGAGATTATTTACTAACCAAGTTTTTATGACAGAAGATGAAGCACTAGACTTTGGTAAACGAAGCAACATTAAATATAAAAGAAAAAAAATAGACTGGAAAGTAGCTGATGCTGCCGAATGGTTTTAATCAACAATAGTTAGCCCCTACTGAGTGTAGAAGCTAACGATATGAAAGAAAGAGGTGTTATGAATAACTTAGCAATTAGCAGAGAAGCAGAAAACAATCTACGCACAATAGATTCAAGTGCGTATTTTGATGTAGAACGTAAACAATTGTTTTATCAAGATTTTGATAAACACAAACATATATCAGAAGATACAGCAGTAAACAGATATGCTTTTGTTAGAAAAGATACTGGTCAATTACTAGGTATTCATTCTGAAGATTATATAGTTAGACCTTATGCTGAGTTAGCAGAAAAAGTTAACGATGTAATTGTAGAATCTGTTCCAGACTATGAGAAATACACTATTACACCTAAAGACCAAGTTCTTGAAGGTGGTAAAAAGTTTATTAGAACTATTAATTTTTGGGATGACAAAATTAGCTTAGAAAATTATGGATCTAACGGTATGCATATCAAAGGTACTCAAGAAGCTATTGTACCTCAACTTAGAATTTACTCATCGATGGATGGTAGATGGGGCCAACAGATTATGTGGTCTTCAGTATACGTTGTTTGTTTAAATGGAATGGTAAGACCAGATTGGTCTTTTACTGTTTACAATAAACACAACGCAAGACAGGACATATCCTTTACTCAAAATGATTTCAAGATGGGCATTACTGCTCATAATGAATTGGGTGAAGATTTATTTAAAATGATGCAACGAAAGGTTACAGACAATGACGCAACACACTTATTTAGAAAGACTTTGGCAAATAAGCAAACGAAGCTTGACATTGATGACAGTAGTATTCTTATCCTTAAGCATTTGGATGACTTATGGTCTACGTATAGTCGCAAATACGGTTCTACAGTTTTTGCAATTTACCAAACAGCGACTGACTGGGCAACCCACCCAATCACTAGAGGAGCAGTTCACAACGTATCAAGAAAAAGAGAAAAACAAGTAGCATCTATGATGCAATCAACACAATGGGAAGGATTGTTAAATTAATATGGAAACTTATAAAATCGTAATTCATAATCCAGATATTGTAGATATGCAACAAGATGAATTAAATGAAAGATCTACAATGTATGAAGAATATAAAGAGTTTAAAAGTCGTTCTGAAGCTAAACAATGGCTTTCAGATTACGTTGAAATAATACAAATGATTGGATAAATAATGGATATAGATAAATTAATAACTTACTTAGCATCTACAGACGAAGCTTATTCTAAAATACAAGCTGAAGTTTCTTATGGTGAAGATATGTTAAAACATATTAAAGGAATATATATTAGCAAATCAGAAGTTTCAGTATCTAAAGCTACCGAAGACTTTTACGGATCTGCTAATTACACAAATCATATTGCTAAACTTCATACTTTAAATAAAGAGCTGCTAGAATTAAAAAACAAAAGACGTACAGCTGAAATGAAAATAGAAGTTTGGAGAACATTAGAAGCTTCAAGACGTAAAGGAAATATATAATGAAAACATTTAAAATAGTTCTTCAATACGATGTTCAAAGAACATTAATAATAGATGCTAATAATGAAGAAGAAGCAAATGACAAAGCATATTTTGGTCAAGGTGAAATTGATAGTGATGATTGGGAATATAGAGATAATTTAGAATGTAAGGAAATATAATGCCAAAATATAAAGTTTATATTAGTTTTGATCCACAAATTATATCAGCAGAAAACGAAGATGAAGCTCAAGAAATTGCAGTTGAAAATGCTGACTTTGGATGGGCAGATATAGACGTACATGAAATAGAGGAAAAAAATGATAAAAGTTAAAAATATACAATATGCAGAAAAATTATTTAAAGATTTGGTAAAAGCTGGAATTTTTATGAATGATAAAAATGGTGTTACAGCATTTGCTAGATTAATAGTTACATTAAATACTAAATATCCAAAATGGAATACAAAATGACAATTAATAATAATGAATTAATATATGCAATAAAAACTACATACGATTTTTTATCTGCAAGAGAAAAAGCTATTTACAATACTGGCTACAAAGCAGGTATGAAAGCTAATCAAAAACCTTTTAAATTTGTACCTACTATAGTTACAGATAGTAAAACTATTTTATTTAAAACTATTGTAGAAAAAGTATGTGAATTTTATAAGATTGGTAAAAAAGAATTGTTTAATAAATCAAGATTAAGCTATCTTGTATTACCAAGATCAATGGCAATTAATTTGGCTTACGAATTAACAGGTCATAGTTATCCAAAACTAGGATCACTTACAAATAGAGATCATACTTCCCTATTGTATCATGTTAATTTAAGAATTAATTGTAAAGGTATGTGGGAAAACATTAACAATCATACTGTTTTTTCTAAACTATCAAATGAACTATTAGA